CCCCAGATGAGGAGCGCCATCGCCGCCTTCAGGAGTTCCGCCGCGTCGTCGTGGAAGGCGAACTCGTCGAGGATGACGAAGCCCTGCCGGCCCCGGAGCGACCGCGGCCGCGAGGAGAGCGCCACGATCTCGAAGCCGGAGGCGAAGGAAATCCGGAAGGCCTGGATGCCGCGGACGTTGCCCTTGGCGTCGGTCTCGGTGAAGAGGAATTCGGCGACCGCGCTCGCCGCCTCGCCGAAGGCGCCGGCCCACATGGCGCAGGTGTCGACGAACTCGCGCGCCATGTCGAGATTGTAGCCGAGATAGAGCGTGTCCATCCCGCCGTCCTCGCGGGCGGCGCCGGAGGTCAGCACCGCGTCGGCGGCGATGCCCCAGGTGGCGCCGATGCGGCGGCTCTTCTCGTCCACGACGAGCTGATGGCTGGCGGTCGCCTTGAGCCGTTCCTGCTGGTAGGGCAACAGCACGTCCGCGCCGATGAGGCCGGCGAGCCGCGGCGGCATGGTTTGCATCGCCGCCCGGCGATGAGCTGCCCATTCCGCTTCAGTGACGGGTGCGGTCATGCGAGGCCGAGCTCCTCCAGATGGGCGTCGAGGCCGACCGGCTTCAAGGGGGCATTGAGATAGCGTTTGATGGCGCGCCATTGGCCCTCGTGTCGCCGGCTAAAAGCCGTCTGCAGGCGGTCGATGACATCCTGGCCGATCGTGCCCTGCGCGACCCGCTTCTCGATCCGCCGCAACACGCGCCGCTCGCGCCCCTCCAGCCGCCGCCGGCGGTCGCGCATCGCCTTCGGCAGGGCGCGGAAGCACTTGCCGCAGATGATCTCGGTGCCCGGCTCGTAGCGCTCGATCGGCGCCGTCCGCCGGCAGGCGAGATTGATACAGGGAATGCGGTCGCTCATGTGTCGGCCAACTCCCTCAGCCCTTCGAGCGCGGCCGGCAGTTCCTTGTCGTGGATCCAGACGACCATCATGCCGCGGCTCGCCAGAGCTTCGAGAATGCCGCGGGCCTCGATGATGCAGTTCCGGTGGGTCGGACGCCCGTCATAGCGGCAACGACCGTCCCACGGCCCGCAGAAGCCATCCGTGAGATCGGTCGAGCAGCGGTGGCCGGCGATGGCATCAACCGCGCGTTCGCAGTGCTTCGCGTTGAAGGCGGCGTTCTTCACAGCTCGGGCCCTCCACCGGCTTGCATCTTCGCCAGCCGTTTCGCCGCCCGCGCCCGCTCCTTCGCACCGAAGCGCTTCACCGGCTTTCCCGGCTTGCGGCCATAGGACTTGCCCAGATCCTTGTCGTGAAGGATCGGGCCGTTCTTTCCGAAGATCCGTCTCATGGCTCGGTCTTTTCCGCTGCCGGCCGGCCGACGTGGTCGAGCACGACCCGCTTGACCGCTTCCGCAGCGACGCGCTGGCCTTCGTGGTCGTCCTCGATCCCCGCTCTCTGAGCGAGCGCGACGGCGATCCGTCGCGCCTCGCGGATGCGGGCCGCTGCCGCCGCCCGGCGCTTCAGGAACCGCTTCAGTGGCCCCTTTCCCCGCTTCCCGAGTTTATGGCTCATGCCCTCACTCCCAGGATCTTCGCCTTGATGGCCTCGACCGTCTCGGCCGACAGGCCCTTCTTCTTCGCCACTTGGTCGACGGCCTTGGCCGCCCTGTCGGCGAATTCCTTGTCCGCCTTTCGCTTCCGTTCGGCCGAGACCGATTGCGCCGAGGTCGCCGCCTGCAGCGCCCGGGCAAGCTCCATTGTTCCCTTCGTGTCGATCGCGCCGGGAACGCCGGCGGCGATTTCCAGCGTCTCGTAGACCAGCATCTTGAGCGCCTCGGCCGTGATGACGGTGAGGTTGTCTACGTCGGCCGGCTCCGTCTGGTCAGCGAGCGCACCCACGATTTCCCGCCTCTCTGCGAAACGCCGCGCCTCGGTGGCGATGCCGATTGCGGTGCGGTTGAACGCCGAGAGTGAGATCGGCTGAATGTCGACGCCGATCTCGGCCGAGAGCTGCCGCAGTTTTTCGTTGAACTCCGCCAGGATGTCGATCTGATGCCGCTTCCTGAGGACCAGCTCTCGACGCGCCCAGGCGACGATGGGCGCCGCGTCGTCGGGCAGGAGTTCGATCGACGAGAGCCGGCCGCGGCCGTGGCGGCGCGCCATGCTCAGCTCTCCGGCGATGGCCGGCGGACGCCGTCGATCACCGCGCGGCGTTCGACATGGTCGATGCCGAACCGCGTAATCCTGGCGATCAGGACGGTACCGGCCTCGGTGACTGTGACGGCGCCGAGGCCGGCGAGCGCGCGGATCTGGGTGCGGACGAATTCGCGCGTCTGGTAATGGCCGAAGGTCTCCAACGCCCGGAGGAGGAGGACCTCGTTCAGCGTGTTCGATACCTCGCCATGGAGCGTCTTCAAAATGACGAGCCGCGCATCCTCGGTCATAAACTGGCGAAATTCGCTCATGTCTTGCTTCCCGCCTGCAACAGGAAATTTTCGACGCGACTGCCGGTCGCTTGTACGGCCCTCAGCGTTTCGCCCTGGGTGTTGATCGCGCCACGGATTTCGGTGATCGCGAGGTCCAGCTTGTGGACCGCGTCCTTATTCGGGAGCTGGGTGAGCACGGTCTCGACATGGCCGAGCCGCGCGGCGAGCTCGATGCGCGAGGCCTGCCCCGCCTCCTTGTGGGCGGCGAGGTCGGCGGCAATCTTCTCGATCTCGGTCTCAAGCCTGATCATTTCGGTCTTGCGGGCGCCGACGCGGAACTGGATCACGCTCCAGCCGAGGGCGGCGATGGCCACCAGCGGCCCAATGAATTTCGAGAGCGTGTCGAGATCCATCAGCTCATTGCCTCGTCAGCCCCGCGTCGCGCTTCAGAAAGAAAATGAGGAGACCCGAATGCCGGTCCCGGCAGACAATGAGCGACCTTGTGTCGAGGGCCCACAAGCGCTCGACCTCCGCCTGGGTGAGCTTCCGGTCCGGCGCGACGACGGGGTCATCGCACGGCCGGGTCAGCTCGCTGTCCGCCTTGTCGAGTTGCGGGCCGACCGGCTCCTTTGCCGGCCGCGAAAGCGTTGTGCCGGCGCACCCCGTCATGAGACAGGCCGCAATTGCCAGCGTCAGGATCGGAATCGGCCGCATCGGTGAGCTCCCGGATTTGCCGTTCAAGGTCTTTCTGTCGGGCGATGGCGTCAGCCACGACCATCGCCTCGAAGGTCTTGGCGATCTGGTTCTCGCGCGCCTGACGCGCCTTCTCGGTGGCGGCGGCGGCAAGCGTCTTCACCTCGCAGCGCCGGAAGCCGGCGCCTTCGCCTTTGAGGTAGGCGCCGCCGACGAGGACCATTCCGGCGATCGCGGCACCGGCGGCGAGATAGGGCGACGGGATGCCGAGCATGGTCACGCCGTCTTGCCGGTGCGGTGGTCGGAGAGGCGCGCCCAGGCGGCCTTCGCGCCGAACCAGATGACGACGCCGCCGACCGCGATCGCCGGGATCCACCACCAGTCGGCGAAGAGGCCGAAAAGGCTCTGGATCGGCGCCGCGGCATCGCTCACCTGGTTCGCCGCATCGCCGGCCTGGCGGACGGTATCCAGCACGCCGCTCTGCTGGAGCGCGCCGCCGGCGACGCCAGCCGCGGTCACCGTGGCGCCGGCGGCCTTGACGGCGTCGGTCGCCGCGACCGTCCGCGAGCCGTTGGCCCTTAGGTCGGCGAGCGATGCCGTGGCGCGCTCAGGAGCGATCTCGCGCGGATGCGCCGTCACGAAGAGGGCGTGAAGGAAATCGGCGTCCGTCGCGTTGTCCTTGAGCGGCAGTCCGTTGTCCGCCCGGAGGGCGAGCACGGCGCCGCGCGTCCGCGTGCCCCATTTGCCATCGATCTTGCCCGGCTGATAGCCGAGCTTCGCGAGTTGCGCCTGGACGGCGTCGAGGCCTTCCGCCTGCGACTCGCCGCGAACCGCCGTCTCTCCCTGCGGCCGCCGAATGCCGAGGAGCTTTCCCTTGGGATAGCGCGCGATCGAGACGCCGTCCGCCTGGTTGCCGCCGAGCACTTCGACGAGGTCGCCGATGAAGCGAAGGAAGAAGGCGACATGCCCCTGCCAGACCGAGCCGCCGCGGCTGAAGACGGCGATGTCGCCGGGCCGCTCGAATCCGCTTGGCACTTCGACGCCCCAGTCGAGGTAGGAGCGCGCATTGAGCTTGCCCGTGCCGCGCTCGCCGGCCTCCGCCAGGCAATTGCCGACGAAGGCGGCGCACCACGGCGTTTCGTCGGTCATCGCCTTGCCTGCGACACGAGCGAAGAACCCGGCAATCGTCGGATTGGACGCCGTCCCGGCAATCTCCTTCTGGCCGAGATAGCGCCGCGCGATGCGGAGCCGTTCTGGTTCGGTGCGCGGGGCGGCTTTCGCGGCAGACATGGTCGGGCTCGCTTGATTGCGCTAGGCTCCGGACCCTGCCCGAACGATTTCCCGGAAATGCCCCCGGCTCCCGCCGGGGAGACGGTCGTTAGAACAGCTTCCCCTGCCGGTCGTCTCGGCCCTTCAGCTTGGCCTTCCGCCGTTCGACCGCCCGCGCCGTGTAGCCGACCGCGAGCGCGATCTCGGCGATCGTGCGCCCCTCGGCGATCATCCTGTCGGCCGTCCTGCGGATCGTGGCGAGCGAGCCTCCGGGACCGAGCGGCAGAATGACCGAAACGCCGCCATGGCCGGTGGAGAAATGCCGGCAGATGGCGTCGGCGGCTTCGCGGCCGACGGTCGCCACCAGCCAGTGATCCTCGCCGGCGCTGGCGGGGATATAGATTTCGGTGCCGCCGCGCTTCTCGGCGATCTTGAGCGCCGCGTCGAGGCCGGCGACCTCGGCGATCTCGGCGAGCACAGAGGGGAGCCACGCGAAGCTCATCGCCGCCGCCCGATTTCGAGGCGGAGCAGTTCCGCCGTGATCGTCACCAGCCGCGCCTCGATCGCCCGGCGCTTCGCCGTGCCGCGCTTGTGAGTGAGCGCCTCGCGGATCAGCCCCGCCCGCCGCAGCAGGAGATCATCGACCGGCGACCGTGCCGGCGGCCGCGCTTCCGCCGGCATGGGCTCGGTGGACTCCTCGCGGGAGCCGTCCTCCTCCTGCCACCAGTAGCGCGGCGCGTCGGCCATCAGGGCGCCTCCGCCCTCAACGCCGCCTTCGCCTGCCGCCGGCGTTCAGCCTCGCCCGGCGTGGCGAGCGACATGTCGGAAAGCCGCGTATGGCGTTCTGCCATGCCGGGAGCGATGTGAACGATGCGGGTCCATTTCGGCGCGACGGTCCTTCGCTGCCAGACGAACCAGGCATAGGCCGTCGCCGACGACGCCTCCGGGTCCCAGACGCCTTCGATCATCGGTACGCGTTCGGCGAAAGGACAGAACCAGGTCGGCCGCCGATCCGTGTCGAAAATAGACCGATGCCGTTCGCCGCCTTCCAGCCATTGCAGTCTGAGGAGCATGGCGACGCCCGCGTGAGCGATGGTCCATGCCCGCTCGAAGATTTCCTCGGCGAGGGTGAAGGGCGGATTGGTGATCACCCAGTCGATCGCGAATGGCGCGTCGGCCGCCGTGGCGAAGATGAAATCGAGATCGCGGCGGTCCCCATAGCCCCAATCGCGGACATCGGTAGAGAAAACCGCCCCGAAATATTCCTTCAGCGGTTCGGCCATGTGACCGGCGCCGCAGCAGGGTTCCCAGGCCGTCCGGACCTTGAGGCCGTAGGCCGGGCCGCCGAGAATTTCCTCGCACAGCGCCCGCGTCGCCCAGGGCGGCGTTGGAAAGAAGTCGAGTGCTGAGGCCGGCGATTTGCGCGAGGCCATGACGGCGCTATTTCGGGGAGCGCCCATCACGCGGCCTCGCTCGCTTCGAGAAGTGCCGCGCGGAGCTTCGCCTTGTCCTCGGCGGTGATGCGGTAGAGCGTTTCGTCACCGCTTCGGCCGTAGCTGGTCAGGATGGAGACGCCGTGGCGGCTGATATTCTTGCGGATATGGCAGATGAGAACCTTGATCGTCGTTCCCATGGGAGGGTTGCTACGGCCGCAGTACAAAACGGCGTAGATCTGTGTCCAGCTCACTACATTCCGACGCAGGAGAAGGCCGAGGATGGCCGCCTCCATTGGCCGAAATCCCGCGAGCCGAAGGCCGTTCGGAGGCGCGGTAAGCTCGGTGATCAACTCCTCCAGTTCGGCGATCCGGTCGCGCAGCCGCTCGATTTCCGCTTCGGCCGGCGGGCTCCGGACCATGGCGGCAGCCGGCGCCATCACGCCGCCTCGCTCTTCTTGGCGAGCGTCGCGCGGAGCTTGGCCCCAAGCGCGTTCATGAGTTTGATCCAGTCTTCGCTCTGGTAGAACTGGAAGGCGCCCTTGCCAGTGACGCGATAGCCATAGGCGAGCTCCAGCGCGTCCGGGTCATAGACGACGCCGAGCGCGATGAGCCGGCGCCATTGTGCCGCGGCGATGCGGTAGCGGGGGTCGTTGACATGCGGCCGCGGCGCCTGGCGCGCCGGCAGGACTGTCCAGTCGACGCCGGCTTCGCGGGAAAGCCATGCCTTCAGCGCCTCGATCGCCTTGGCCGCGTCGGCCGGGTCGGTCAGGAACCGCGTATGCGCGAGCCCAGTCTGCCGCTCGGCGAAGGCGATCATCGCCGCGTCCTCTCGGTTCCTGACCACGCCAAGATTGAAACCAGCGATCCACAACGCCTGCAGCTTCGCCCGGTAGGGCCCGGTCGCGCGCCGTGACGAGGGCTTTGACGCGGGCTTGAAGCCGAGCCGGCGCATCTCGGCGATCACCGCCTCCGCCTCCGCCGGCGACAAATCCTTCGCCGACCGCTTTCCGGTCACACGGCTCAGCAGGTCACGATAGGTCTCCTCGTCGAGGCCGAGGGCCTTTTTGCCGACATGGATGGCCGCGAGCACGCTCATCCGTCCCTCGCGATGAGATC